GTGCAACTGGTACAGTTGTTGCAATTGCTGGTGGTTATGCAGCAGGTGGAACATTAGTTGCATATCAACCTACAGCTGGAAGATTTACAACTGGTGGTGGTAACATTGTAAGTAATAATTCATCACCAAAAACAATCGTAGCTACTAAGGTAGTTAAAGATGAGCCTATAACCAGAAACAATGATGAACTTCATGTAATGGTTATTGACGAAGATGGTTTGTTTACTAACGAGCCAGGTGAAGTTTTGGAACGTCATGCTCATGTAAGTAAAGCAAAAGATGCAAAGAAAATTGATGGTGGTTCAAACTACGTTGCAAATGTACTGCGAACACAATCATCTTATGTTTGGTTGGGTGCTCCCGGCCAGTTGACTGCTACTGCAACAGGTGCTGGTGCAGTTGCGGGTGCATTGAAATCTGGTTCTACTTATAAATCATTTGATAGTGCAACCGCATCACAGACAATGCCAGGTGGTTCATTAACTGGTGGTGTTGATGACAATGACCTTTCCGAAGGTGAATTGATTTCTGCATATGATCTTTTCAAAGAACCAGAAGTTGTTGATGTTACTCTGGTAATGGCTGGTGCAGGTAATACAACAGTTAGTCGTTGGATTATTGATAACATTAGTTCTACCCGTAAAGATTGTATTGCACTTGTTTCTCCGAATCGTGCATCAGTTGTTAATCCTCCTTCTAATAGTGCTGCAGTTGCAGCTCTTGAGACAGATAACACAGCACTTGGTTCTTCAAGTTATGCAGTTATGGATGGTGCATGGAAATATCAGTATGACCGATATAACGATGTATTCACATACGTTCCGATGAACGGTGACATGGCTGGTCTTTGTGCAAGAACTGATTTTACGAATGATGCTTGGTGGAGTCCTGCTGGTTACAACCGTGGTACTATCAAAAACATTGTAAAACTTTCTTGGGAAGCAAATAAAGCTAACCGTGATGTAATGTATCAAATTGGTGTTAACCCACTGATTACTCCAAGAGGTGCTGGTGTACTTCTTTTCGGTGATAAGACTATGCAAGTTCTGCCTAGTGCCTTTGACCGAATCAATGTTCGTAGGTTGTTCATCGTTCTTGAGAAAGCAATTGCAATTGCTGCTAAAGCATTGTTGTTTGAGTTCAATGATGAGTTCACACGAGCACAGTTTGTAAATATCGTTTCTCCGTTTTTGAGAGATGTTCAAGGTCGAAGAGGTATTACTGACTTTAAAGTAGTTTGTGATAGTTCTAATAATACGGGTCAAGTTATTGATACTAATAATTTTGTTGGAGATATTTATATCAAACCAGCAAGGTCTATCAACTTCATTCAACTTAACTTCATTGCTGCCAGAACTGATGTATCTTTTTCAGAAATCGGCGGTTAAAGTATTATAAATATATATAAATTAAAGGAGTATTAAAGATGCCTACTATTACAGATTTTGCAGCAAGGTTTAAAGGTGGAGTAAGACCTAATTTATTTCGAGTAAGTATTAACGGAGCACCTGAAATTTTCACAGATATGGAATTTTTGTGTAAAGCTACAACCATTCCAGCTTCTACAATTGGAAAGGTTGAAGTTCCTTATCGTGGACGAAAACTTCAAGTGCCTGGCGACAGAACATTTGAAGATTGGAGTATTACATTACTGAATGATACTGAGTGGCAGAATCGTTCAGCACTGGAAGGTTGGATGGGTAGAATTCAAGCCCATACTGCTAACTACTCTGACTTTGACAGTAACGATATCGGTTACTATGGTCAAGCTTCTGTTTCACAGTTGGATCGTCAAAACAATATCATTCGTACTTATCGAATGGAATGTTTTCCAATAACCGCAGCAGCAATTACTCTTGATGCTGATACTAATGATAGTGTCGAAGAGTTTGAAGTAACATTTGCAGTTAACTATTTCACAATTGATAGTCAAGCTGGTGATGGTGCTCAAGGTGGTTCTGGTATAGATATTTCCGGTGGTGGAAATATCAAGATCGGGCCAGTTCAGGTTGGATTCAACTTCTAATTTTGACGAGGGGGAGTTCGCTCCCCCTTCACTTTAATAATTAAGTAAAGGTAATATTTTATGGCATTCGATATATTTGGATTCACACTTTCAAAGAAATCTAAGAAGGACGTTGGTACATTCATAACACCAGAGAACGATGACGGTGCGATTACTTATGTCGAAGGTGGTGGGTTTGTTGGAACTTATTTAAATACGG